TTGGAAAGACTTTCGCAGAATTTCGGAGAACTTAGATGATGCAGACTCTCAACAATTTGGTGTACCTAACGCTGTTATTCGCAGCCCTGACTCTCGCAAGTTTGGACTCAGTCCCATTCCTGACAAGGTCTACCGCGTGTGGTTCTATGCGTGGGATCTCCCTACAAGATTAGCAGCACACGGAGATGCAATAGTATTTCCAGATTTATATACAGGTGTTCTTCAAGCTAGAGCTAGATACTACATCTGGCAGTTTAAAGACAACCCACAGGCAGCAGCTTTTGCATTAGAAGACTACAGAAAAGGTTTACGCAGTATGCGTTCTAATCTTATTGAGCCTGTACCTGCTGACATTAAAGATGACCGGATGAGGTTCGTTTAATGGCCGCTTCACAACCCTTTGGTATTTCATGTAAAGGTGGTTTAAACACCAACATTAATGCACTTGAAATGCTTGCAAATCCCGGTTTAGCTACAAAGTTATTAAACTTTGAAGTAAACGCAGACGGTGGTTACAGGCGTGTTAACGGTTATACCGCGTTTGGAAACTCACGCCCTAGTGGTGGAGATGCTATACTAGGTCTTCAAGTATATGCAGACGGTGTAATTGCCTGTGCAGGAACAGGTATTTTCTTTAGCATTGATGGCTCAACTTGGTTACAGCTTAATAAATCAAGCGTAGCAAGTGGAGGAGATAACTTTACAACTTTTAGTGGGCGCAGTGTAGCTGCAAGAACAGCACAAGCTCAAGTAAGTTTTGCAGTGTTTGAAGGTAATACAGACTACGGAAAAATTATAATTACAGACGGAGCTAATAAGCCTTTCTTATTTAGCATGACAGGTACAGGCGGCTTAAACTCTCGTACATTTTTTGCAGAAGATATAACAGTAAGCGGATCAACAGCGCCAACAGTATGTGCTATTCACGATAATCACTTAGTTGTGGCAGCAGCACCCACAGCTAAAAATACAATTTTTTATAGTGCGACATTAGACCCTTCTAGTTTTTCTGGCTCTGGTGCAGGTAGTATTTTACTTCCAGACCAAGTAGTAGGAATTAAAAGCTTTCGTGATGACTTAATAATCTTTTGTAGAAACAGCATACACAAACTTATTAATATTACTAATTCTAGTACAATTGCAATAGTGCCTATTACAAAAAACGTAGGTTGTCTTAGTCCTCACACTATTCAAGAAATTGGTGGCGACTTAGTTTTTCTTTCACCGGATGGTATCCGTTCAGTAGCAGGTACAGCACGTATTGGTGACGTTGAATTAGGATCAGTAAGCCGACAGATTCGTTCTCTTCTTGCGGCCCTTGCAGGAGCAATAACAAGTTTTAATATTTCAAGCACAGTTTTAAGAAGCAAATCACAATACAGATTATTTTTTAGTGCAGCTGGAACAAACACATCATTTGCAAAAGGAATAATAGGTACGCTTACTGCTAACGGCTTTGAATGGTCAGAAACAATAGGCATACAAGCAACAGGAATTACAGCAGGTTTTGATAGTGATTTTATAGAAAAAATATATCATGGTGATGGAAAAGGTTATGTTTATAACCATGACACAGGAAATTCTTTTAGTGATAACGGAACAGCTTTTAATATAAGCGCAGAATACAAAACACCAAATTATGATTTTGGAGATATTGGAACTAGAAAAACTTTGTATTACGTCAAACTATCTCTGTCTCCTGAAGGAGCAATTGCTCCCACTTTGAGTCTTAAATACGACTACGAGTCTTTAGATATTCCACAGCCTGCACCTTATGCAGTAGTTGGTATTCCAATTCCTGCTACTTTTGGAGTCTCTGCATTTGCAGATGCTACATTTGGAGGCAGCGAAGAGCCGATGTTTAGACAAGCAGTAGAAGGTAGTGGACACGTTACAAACTTTAAAATTACCAGTAATGATCAAAACGCACCCTACGGAATTAATGGAATATACATTGATTACGTTCCATCAGGCAGGAGATAACCCGACATGGCAGGAACAAGTTATACTAGACAAAGCACACTAACAGACGGCAATACAATTACTGCTGCTCTTTTTAATGACGAATACAATAAACTTGTATCTGCATTTACTTACTCTTCTACTGGAACTACAGGACATAGACATGACGGTTCTGCGGCAGAAGGTGGAAACATTTTTAAAATTGGTGATCAAGACTTCTTAAACAAAATTGAAGCCGATAGCACTAACAATCGTTGGGGCTTTTTTGTACAAGTAAGTTCTGGAGCAGTAGAACAAATTCGTATTCAAGACGGTGCAATTGTTCCTGTTACTGATTCAGACATTGATTTAGGCACTAGCTCTTTAGAGTTTAAAGACGGTTTTTTTGATGGGACAATTCATGTAGATACTCTTGATGTAGACGCTAATGCAACTATTGCAGGAACTTTAGGTGTGACGGGCAATACAACTATTGGTGGAACTCTTGTTGTTACTGGTGCTACTACATTTAATGGTGGCACACTAACGCTAGGTGACGCAGCAGCAGACAATGTTGTGTTTGGTGCTGATGTAAACAGTAATATTATTCCTAATACTGATAGTGCATTTGACCTTGGAAGCTCTGGACAAGAGTGGCGTGATCTTTACTTAGACGGCACTGCACATATTGACACACTAGATGTAGATGTAAATGCAACTGTTGCAGGTACACTAGGCGTTACGGGCGTTTTAACTGCTACGTCTTTAGATATATCTGGAAATGTTGATGTTGACGGAACTTTAGAAACAGACGCTTTGTCTCTTAACGGGACTGCTGTTACAAGCACCGCAGCAGAACTTAACATCCTTGATGGCGTTACAAGCACAGCAGCAGAGCTTAATACTCTAGATGGCGTTACAGCCGTTGTTGGCGAACTAAACGCTTTAGATTTAGGAAGCACTGCTATAGGAACAGCAATAGCTTCTAAAGCAGTTATCCTCGATGCAAACAAAGACTATACGGGAATAAGAAACCTTACTTTAGCAGGTGATCTTACTATTAGCGGTGATGACCTTGTAATGGGTACTAACACTGCGGGTGCGCTTCTTATTGCTGACGGAACTAATTTTAACCCTACTACTATATCTTCTTTAACTGAGATTAGTACCGCTGCAACTGAGGACACTTTTCTAGCTATAGATGCTTCTGGTGGAGGACTTAAAAAAATTACTAGGGGTACTATCATTGCAGGTACTGGTTCAAGTGGAGATTTAGCTAGTGTTGTAGAAGATACAAGTCCACAGTTGGGCGGCAGCTTAGATGTTAACGGCCAAGATATTGTTACAACTTCTAATGCTACTCTTGATTTAGCTCCTAATGGAACAGGTACAGTTGTTGTACGAGGAAACACTAACTCAGGTGCTATAGTTTTTAATTGCGAAAGCAACACTCATGGACAAAAAGTTTTTGGGCAACCGCATTCTGCAAGCGTTACTAATACTTTAATGCTCCCTGCCGGAGCCAACTCAACTTTAGTATCTCTTGTTTCTACTGATACATTAACTAATAAAACTTTAACATCTCCAAAAATTAATGAAAATGTAGCAGTTACTTCAACGGCTACTGAAATAAATATTCTTGATGGAGTTACAAGCACTACTGCTGAACTTAATATCCTTGATGGC